TCGCTCATGGCTTCTCCGAGTCAATGGCATCAAGAAGGTTTTTCAGCGCGGCATCGGAGGCGTCAGCGGCGTCTCTATATTTCTTGTCGCTCCAGCGGTCCTCCTGATCGACCCCGCCGTGCTGGTAAGCAACGGATTGGAGACGCCGGGCGAGTTTGATAATTTCGGGGGCTGGCATGGTTCCTCCAGATGGACAGGATCGGCGCGAGGCCGCGGCCTGGTTGAATGTTAGGTGGTAGATCATGGGGGACCTGCGGACTCTGTAGCATCGGATTCAAGGGCCTGCAAGACCTTTTCTTTGATTTCAGCCTCAGTGCCGTAGCGGGCACGGAACTCATCCGGATTCTTGTGGATGCTGATGTAGCCTGGGGCCACTCCCCGATGGTGTCCTATCCCACAGAGAGGGATGGCATCCCTGTCTGGGGCCCGCTGGCCTGTCCCTGGACCATTCCTGCCTCCTGTGCGCGGGTGGTGTGGCTCGGTCCTAAACTCCTGCATCCGGTGGTCTATCATGCAGGCCCAGCACGGGCGGCGGCGGATCCAGGCGAGGTGTTCCGGGTCCTCCTCCCGCCCCGGCTTGATGCGCGGGGCGGGCTCCCCCTTCCGCCTCGGGGTGAGGCGGCGGGGGCGGAGGGATGTTTTCCGGAGCATGTTAGAACTTCATGCGGCCAATGGAGGGGTAGGGGAAGGGGAACCCGCTTGCGAGGTCGAAGTCACACCCGTAGTTGATTCTCTCATTTCCCTTCACCTGATCCTTGCGGACGGTGACCATTTGGGGCGGGTTTACGGTGTCCCAGAACTCGCCGGTCATGATGCGCTTGGCCTCCTTGAGTTTTTCCAGCGCGATGGTGTGGGCCTCCTTGGCTTTGTTCAGGGCCTCCTCGGCTACTTTCTCTGCGGCCTGGGCCTCCTTGTAGGTATCCACGGCGCTCTTGACTCCGGCCCGCGCGAGGCCCTTCTGTTGGTCGGCCTGCAGGGTCTCCATGAAGGTCTCGGCCTTCTGGAGCTTCCCGGCCTGCACTTCAATGAGATTGCGGAGCGAGGCGATCTGGTCTCCCTTATCGCTCAGCAGGGCCATCAGGTCGCTGTTGTGGTCTTGCAGCTGCTTTACCTGGGCCAGGGTGGCGCGGGGGCGGGCAGCGGGCTTGGTGATTTTCTTCATGTGGTGCTCCTGTGCCGGATCATCCGGCGATGGGGTGGGAAAGGGTGGGCGGTAGCCAGAAATGGGATGCCACTACTGCTGTTCCTCTGTCTGGATGCTCACGCGGCCCAGCGCCCGAAAGGGGGTTAGGAGACGAGGGGTTTACCTTCAGCGTCTGCCAGCGGAGTGCCGGGGATGGCCACGGTGGCGGCCACTCCGGTCTGACTGATGACCTCCTGGACAGCCTTGGCCAGCTTGGCGACTTCTGCCAGGGCCTTGCCCAGATCCTCCCAGGACTTGGGAGCTGCAGCTCCCTGCTCGATGTCACGGGCGAGGCCTTTGAGTTGGCTGGCCACGTTCAGGGCCGTGACCTGGATCAGCGGGTTTACCTGACTCGGCTTTTCGGCATCAGCCAGGATGGCCGCTTCCCTGGCACACCGGAGGGCGTGCTTGTCGAAGAGCCTTGTGAAGTTCTGGAGAGCTTCAACAGGCTTTTTCGACTCAGGGAGAGCCTTGATTTCGTTGGCGATGCTGGCCACATGGTCCAGCAGGGCCTTGGACAAGGCTTTGAGGTTGGCGGGGCCGCTCGGGGCCTTGGCGGGCTCCGGCGGAGGGATGGGATTCTCGGGTGTTTCGGCCATGGTGTCGGCCTCCATGTAAGCTGGGCGCACGGTCCCAGCGTGGGTGAAAACTGGTTATGGAATAGCAGGCGCTTCCGAGTCATCGTCACGCAGGTGGTTGATGTCCCGCAGGATTTGATCCTCTGGGCTCAGATTCTCGCTAGGGGCGATCTGGGCTCCTCGGTTCAGCAGATCATCCACCGTGATTCTGGGCTCGGGCAGACGGGGCGGGATGGGCAGCTCCTGGAAGTCATGGACCCACCCCACGATGCGGCCGGTCTCGATGTCCACCACGGGGACGGGCACCATCTTGAACTGCGGCGGCGGGGCCTGCACCCGCATGGACTTGGGGATCAGGTCATCGGGCCGTAGAACCAGGACGAGCTGGGCGGTCTGGTGTTCTCTGTCAATGTAGGCCAGGGCCCGCCTTCCATCCTGAAGTTCGGCAATGCAGAGGGTTTCAGGCATGGTGCCTCCGATGGATCGCTAGGTGAACTCCGCAGAACTCGAAGCCTTGGACCACTTCATTGAGGCATCGTTCCGTCCCCTTCTTGGTTCTGGCAGCACAGCGAGGGGGCCGCAGGCTGGGGGCGTGGACAGGGCGAAGGTGGGCGGTCTGCTTAGGGCGGCCCACATTCATCGTGAGTGGGATGCCATCTTCGCGGTCCTCCTCGTGCTTCCCGCAGAGGTCCACAATGGCGATCCCCTGGCATTTATGGACTCGGCAGATCATCGGCGCACCTTCAGTCTGACCCCTACTTCCCCGCCGGGGTGGGCCCAGAAAGTCTCGAGCTTCCCCCGGCTGGTTGCCCACGGAAAGGATAGGCCTTCCAGGAGGGACTTCCGGGGGGTCCAGAACTCCAGGCCCATGACGTGGCGGAATTTGGCCTGTGTCTTTTCGTAGGCCTCAAGGGGAGTGGCGAAGGTGGAGAGCAGTTCGTCTTCTGGCGTCATTTCGGTTCCTCCATCCCCAGCTCTGCTGGGGTCGTGTCGTTCACGTTGAAGACCACCCTGGAACTACCGTAGAAGGCATCCACCAGGAGGCCAATTCTCACGGCGGCATCAGCCTGGAATCCGAGAGGGGGGAAATGCCTGTCCCCAAAAGGCTGGACCTGGCCGGCCAGGAGGTGGCAGAGCTGGGTGCGCTGGGGTGCTTGCTTGCGGAACAGGCTCACGAGGCCTCCTGAATCTCGTTGGGGTGGTTGGCGATCCACTCGCGAATAGCTTCCCGCAGGATGGTGTTGGTGGTGACCCTTCGGGCCCTGGCCACGGCATCCAGGCAGATGGTGTCGCTCACGGGGACGTAGCCTAGGAGCTGCACCAGGGGGTCAAGGTTCAAGACCGCGACTCCTCGGGCGCTCATGGTTTCACCGGATGGTCTTTCAGGTAGAGCATCACCCGCCACATGGGGATCATCTTCGTCCCATGCCACAGCTCGAACTGGAGAGCCCCGCCCTGGGCCGCCAGCGCGTTCACATGGGCTGCGGACTTTCCCGTGATGCGGACAGCCTGGGCCTGGGTGATGAGGTTTGGCGGCTGGATTACGCCCGGAGGCAGGGCCTGGGGTGGCCTGATGGCCTGCGGGTCGGGACAGATGAGCTTTGCTGTCCCGGTGGCCCCGCAGACCGTGCAGGTGTAGAACCGATCTGGGTTGCTCATTTCGGCTCCAGTAGCTTCCGGATTTCGGAACGGTTCATGCAGGCACCCTCGATAGTCTGGTTGGCGTCCATCAGGCGGCCCAGGATCCCAGGCTCAGGCTTAGGGGCCTCCTGGATGATGTCCGGCAGGGGCTTGGTGTTCTCCGCGATGGTCCACAGAACTTCCATCAGGCGCTCCCACTGGAATTGCTCAAGGCCAACTGTGCTCATGCGGTCTCCGTTTTCTCGGCGTTGGCCACGGCACCCCTGGCCGTGATCCAGGCGAAGTGGACTTTGCTGTTCCCACGCAGCGCGTCCGGGTGATCCTCCAGTGCGGTCGTAATGGTCTTGAGCGCATCCACCAGCTCGTGGGCGAGGCGGGCGTCATGGAGCAGGCAATCCGCGAAGGCCTCATTGAATTGGCAGCGCGGGCTCTGGTTCCGCAGGCCATTTCCCAGGTGCTCCACATGGGGGGCCATGTCCAGGCGGTTGAATCGGTGGTTGATGACGGTCTTCATCGTGGCCTCCGCTTTGCCTTGCGGGGTTGCCAGCCTTTGGGAATCTGGCGGTCCCGCCACCAGGAGGCGATGCGGCGGGCCGTGGCGATCAAAGACAGCGCGGCGAACCGCGCCAGCTCGTAGGCACCCAGCACCAGAACTGTGAAGCAGAGCGCGAGGCAGAACAGCTCTGCGAAGGTGAACTCTCGGCCCATCACGGCATCTCCACCCCGAGGCCCTTGCACAGAGCTTCAAGCATGGCCTCCATCCGGCGGAGGCGGAGAGCTACCGGCCCCTGGTGCTGCTCGTCATCTGTGAAAAGCGAACCATAGGCGGGAGGCATGGCCTCAGGCTTGCAGCTCCTGATAGGCGCGGGCTCCAGGTAGGCGGCTTGGTTGAACTCGTAGATGGGAGGCTTGGCCTCGGTGCGGCCCAGGCCTGCGTGGGTGCGGGACACCTCGATCAGCAGGTTGGCGAGGCTTTCGGGCTCCAGGTATGACCCCTCGGCCACCATGAGGGTGTGGACATCGGGCGTGGTGAATCTCACCCCGGCGGGGATGCGGCCCAGGATCCCCTCAAGGGAAATGATGGCGCGGCGTTTGATTTCCCTCTTGAACGTGAAGGTCCGGACGGGGATGGAGGTAAGTGCGAGGCTCATGGATTCCTTTCAGTGGGGTGGGGGTTGAGAGGGCGGATCAGTAGGTGATGGCGATGTGGCGGACTTTGCCGGTCACGATGGCGGTCAGGATGGCCTTGGCTGCGTCCTCTGAGTTCTGGACTCCACTGGCAGGCGCGATGATGGCGGCCTGCAGGTCGGCCAAGGCCTCGCGGTTGAACCCCCGGCGGTGTTCTACGGCAGAGGCCTCCTGGGAATAGGACACCGGCTCCCCTCGGCGGAGAGAATCAGCCTGGGGGAAGGTCAGCGGCGTGGCCTCGATCACCTGGATGGGCCCAGGCGGAAGCATGGCGGCAGGGAACCAGGGGCCCTTGGCGGGCTCTCCGCTGCTGGCAGAGGCCTGTTCTGCTGGTTGGAGGGTCTGGGGGATGGGAACTACCACCTGGGGGGCCTGGGCCTGCTGCTGGGCAAGCAGGGCGCGTTGCTCACCTTCTTTCCGTAAGCGCTCGTCGTTCTCCTCCTGCTTGCGCTTGACCTCGGCATCCTTGAGCCTCTGAAGCTCTCGGGCGTCCTCCTCGGCCTGCTTTGCTTTCTCCAGCATCCCCTCCAGGGTGGCCAGGGTGGCGGTCTTGATCCCGCTGGCCTCGGATGCCATTTCCTCCCACCGCTCGGAATCCACCGCCAGCGGCCTCAGCTCAGCGATTTTCTCCTCAAGCTGGGCAGCGGTGGCGCGGAACATCATGGTGGGCAGGTTCTGGATGCGGCCCAGGGTCTGCTTCCAGGTCTCGCGGATCATCTCCCACTCGGTAAGGGGTTTGCGGGTCTCGGCCTGGATCCTCTCCAGCCCGTCCCACAGGGCCTTGCGTCCATCGTCCAATGGTTTTACCAGGGCCTTGAGGCGGGCAGCTTCTTTCTTGCCCAAGTCTTCCAAATAGGTCTTGGTCTTGGTCACCTTGAAGGCCTGGGCCTTGATCGCCTCCCGGCCCTTGGCCGTGGTGACATCGGGCGTAAAGTCTCGGGCGGCCTCGGTGCGGACAGCAGCCAGAAGCGCGGGAACCAGCCCTGGTGCGGTGAAAATATCCACCACGGGGCGGGTCTGGATGGTCACTAGCTGCGTTCCATCCTGGCTCCCTACGATGATCCCCTCAAGAGGCTCTGGCTTGGGGGTTGCGGTGTCGGTCATGCGGTTCTCCTTGAAAGGTGGGGTAGGGTGGGGTGGTCAGTCCTTCTTTTCGCTGATGGTGAGGTTGTAGCACAGGTTAGTGGTCAGGGCTCCTGTCACCATGCCTTCCACCATGGCCTTGACCAAGGGGCTGTTCACCTTCTTCAGCTCGGCCACCAGCGCCTTCTTCAGTGTTTCCTTGTGCAGCTCCACCTGCTCCTCAATGGCGGACTGCATAGCTTTTCGGAAGGCATCCTGCGTTGCCCAGTCAATCCAGCGGCGGCCCTTGTCGTAGCTGTAGGAGGATGGTTTGCCGTTGCTGTCTACGCACTCATTGATGATGCGGGTGGCAATCTCGGATAGGAGCTGCTTTTTAAGGCCCAGGGCTTCCGTGATGGCGGCAGCTACATGGGATTGGATGATGGGCTCGATGATGTCCCTGGGGATAGTCAGCGAGGGATTGGGGTTGGGGTTATCGCCCATGGTTGGCTCCTTGAAGTGGGGGAGGTATTAACGAGAGCCCAGGGCATCTAGGACGGCCTGGAAGGCATCCGGCAGGCCCTGGAGAATCCCCAGGGCAATGCCGGTGAAAATTACCGAGAGAATGATCCAGCACCGTGTCCGTTCGGACACGGGCTGGATGTAGAGGCGGGAGCCGTTCACCTGGGCACCAGCGCCATGGCGTGGTCCAGGGCCTCCTGCTTGAAGGCATTGGCGGAGCCCCAGAGGATGGATTCTGTGCGGTCGGTCCCCTTGCGGAGCGGGAACTGATAATCAGCCCACTCGATGGCGGCGTTGTAGGCCCCCCAGGCGGTCCCCTTCACGCCCGGGATGTCGATGCCCATGCCGGTGGAAAGGCGTGTCTCGTAGCCTGCCATCCGGCTTGCCCAGAGGTTCTTGGTCATGCCGTGCGCATCCTGCTTGGGCTCTGGTCCGAACAGCTTTTCCTCGTAGCGCATGATCCACTCATCATCCACCCGGAAGTGCGCCAGCTCCTTGAAGGTTTCCCCGAGGGCGGTAAAGTGGCGGTTCATTTCCTTCAGGATCATCGCGGACTGTTCCAGGCGGGACTTCACCGAGGCGGTGTGCCTGATGCTGATGGTTTCCTTGGTGCCCCGCACGGCAGCGGTCAGGGTGTTCTGGCAGACCACGCGGATGGGAGTGAAGCGGACATCCACCCCGGAGCTTCCGTCGTGGCTGGTGGTGAGCAGGCAGAACTGCTCGATCTTGTCGCCCAGTAGGGGCTCGAAGGTGTGGGGGAGCTTAGCCATCAGCCAAACCTTTTCGCCATCCCCGAGGGCTCCGGCAGTCTGGAACTTCGCGCCGGACTCGGCCATCAGCTCATCGAAGAAGATGAAGGCGTCTGTGTTCTGCAGGACTTCGTAGCGGTCTCCCACGAACCCGAGCACCTTCTGGTTGTCGTTATTGATGGTCACGAAGCGGCCCTCTACCTGCGCGGGCTCTCCGGCCAGCATGCGATAGATGGGCTCCTTGGTGACGAGGTAGCCAAGGCCTGCGGCTTCCACGGCCTGGGCGCTGGTGAACTCCTCGGAGAAGTGCGTCCCCTTGTGGTGCCAGGGGACTTCACCCGTGTAGGCCATGGTGTTGTTGTAAAGGTTGTCAGCCATCGGAGGCTCCTTGTGGTGGGGTGGGGTGGTGGTGGACTACTGAACGCCTTGAGAAAGTTCGGCAGAGGCGAAACCGTCCCTGCACTCCTGGCACTGTTCCTGGCCTGCTGGGATGGGCTCTCCACAGAGGCAGATCCCATCGGCCTGCTTGATGTCGTTCCTGACCACCTTGGTGGCCAGAACGTGGGGGTTGGAAAGGTTCCAGTCCAAGAACCTGACCAGCTCCTTGGCGGAGGGGATGTTGGTCTTCATGCGGTGCCCCATGTCAGTGATCGTGGTCACGGTGTAGGGGAAGGTGCTGGCGGGCGCGGTCATGGGTGGCTCCGTGGGGTTGGGAACGCGGTTCCCAATACCAAGGCTAGAGTGAACTTTCTTACAGTCTAGCTTTTTGTGTAAGAAAATTCACTTTTGGGGCCTTGTGACACTTGTCACAGGATTTCGGAGTCCTATTTCCTGAAAAGGGGGCCAAGTAGGGCCTCCTCCTCGGCCAGCATGAAGCGCTTCATGGCATCCAGGGCGGTCTTCTGGCCCTCCGGCCCCAGCCGGTGCCAGTCCATGGCCTTCGGGACCATGCGCTTCACCTGGGAGAGCCAGACCTTGTAGGGCCACATCCGGCGCTCTCCAAAGGGATAGGCCTTGCTGATCGCGCGGCGGAGGGCCTTCTCGTCCTCGCACCCCACGCGGTCTATGGTTTCCTGGATCACTTTCGCCGCAGCTGCTCTACAGCTCATTTGGAGCCTCCCGAGGCCTTCTGGTTCAAAAAGCATCCCTTGTCGGTCCAGTCCTTGATGTGGGCCCTGAACTGGTCCCAAATCAGATCGCTCAGGCCTGGGGGAAAAACGCACCTGCAGCTCGGGCAGACCAGCCCCCAATATCCATCGGGCCTGAACTGCCGGTAATGCTCCACGAGGTCAGTGGGAACCTGGAAGTCCCCCTCTACCCCAGAGTTTGGCGGATACCAGCCGTAGAGGTGGGCATCTGGAAGCGGCTTGAGGGTTTCGCGCGTGTTCATCGTGGGGCTCCACAGGATTCACAGCGGTTCGTGGTAAGGATGCAAGAGCAGTAGCTACAGCGCGGCTGGGCCTTGGTTGAACACCCAGGCTGATTGCGGGGAGGGATAGGCGCACCACCTAAGAGGCATCCATATACCGGCGGAATAAAACCCTTGGGCACAACAGGGTGGATGATCTGGGCCTTTGGGATCATCGTCCGAACCTCTGATCTTTCAGGCCTTCCACCACATAGAGCGGGTTGTCACCACAAAGCCTGGAGACCATGCGAGCTCCATAGAACTCGATCAGCCCCGCCAGATTCAGGTTGGTGGTGTAGAAGGTAGGCTTTTCCTCGCGGTAGCGGGCATCAATGATGACGTCGAGCTGCGAGGCCGCGAAGTCCTCCACATAGCTTCCCTTGATGCGCTCGGAGCCCAGATCATCCAGGAACAGGATGCGGGTCTCGGTCATTTCCTCGATCACGCGCTCCACATACCCCTCTTGGATGGCCCTGGTCCTAAGCAGCGTGACCTGAGCGGGCCAGCTCACCCACCAGAGACCGAGGGTGCTGGCATTGAAGGCTGGTTGCCCACCCGCCTCCACCCGGCGGGTTTCGGAGGTCAGGAGGTTCTGCTTCAGGATCGCGGCCAGTGCGGAGGTTTTTCCCCCGCCGGTCCCCTCTCCCCCGAGCCCGAACCCATGGGGCGGATCCTGGCCGGCCAGAATTGGGTTCACGGTCTCGGCTGGCACCATCTCCCTAATTTCAATCGGGATCTTGTCCAGCGTGGACCTGACCTCGCGGGGGCCCATCCCCGCAACGAGGCAGCACCGCTGGATGTAATCAGGCGCGATCTTGCGAAAGTCCTCTATCTGGCGGGCCACATGCTCTCTCTGGAGGCAGACGGAGCAGATGAAGAGGGGCCTTTCACCAAGCAGCCTTTCTTGTGGGATCTGGCTCCCGCACTTCGGGCAGCAGGGTGACTTGGTGTATGAGGGAAGCATCCCGTCCGGCATGTCTTTGGGATTGGCTGTGGCCATTCTGGACTCCATTCGTGGGGGGTTTCGGGTTTCGGTCCTGGGCCCGCCCGAGCCAGCGTCCGAAATAGGCCGGACAGCCTCGGTGGGTTTTGAGCTTGGTGGGATTGTCTTTCAGATACTGGATCGCCTTCCGCAGCTCTGCTTTCACATCGATGCCTGGGAAGGCGGTCATCCATTCGTCTAGCTTCGCCTGGGTCAGCGGCCAAGTTTTCGGCCCCGTCCCAGAGCAGGGGACTTCGTAGAGCGTTGGAGAGGTCGGCACGGAGTCCCCCCTGGGGGGCTCTGGGCAAGAGGGATCTTTAGATCCCTCATTATCCCTTTGTGGTTGTGGTTGTGGTTGCGGGGCCTTTTGCTTATCTTCTGGAAAAGCAATTGCTTTTCGTGGACGGCCACCACTCTTCCCGTTAACTCGTAGCTTTTCTACCTTTGCATTATATTTGGCCTCCTCTTTTAGCATCCGTTCAGACACCAATAGGCCTGGTTTTGAGGGGTCTTCTGATAGCCATACCACCAGCCATTGGAGGGTCGATACGGCTACGTTCAGCCTGCACCTCATGACCTTGGCGAAAAGCTTGGGATCTTTTGGGACCCCTCCATCAAGGCAGCACCGGCACCAAACGCGGATCAGCATTCTAAATTGGGCATCCGTGAGGAGGGCTATCTTCCCATCCACCAGAAGGTCGGCGGCATAAAAGGCGAACCAAGGCCTGCTCATGGGGTGGTCTCCAGGTGGGGGAGGGGTAGGGTCTCAGCGTAGAGTGAGCCTTCGGGCTGTCCAGCGGAACAATCCTCCAGCTCGATCACCAGCCTGGGCCGCTGCCCGGCCCGAAGGTGGGCCTGTTGGACGGTGAGGTCCAGGTGGGCAGGGTCATCCTCCTGAATGAGCCCGTGCCCTATCCGGTGGCGGCTCCAGTATTCCCCAGCCCTGGCCCCGGTCTTGTAGTAGCCCTCCTGGTGGAGGCTGGGCCTCAGAACGTCAATCACGGGCTTCATGCTGGCATAGAGGTTGTCGCGGTCTCGAGTATTTTTCCCGTAGAGGGTGATGGTAAGCTTCCGTTTCCCGGAGGCCTCGGGGATGTCGATGAAGCCGGGAGCAGATCGGACCAACCAGAACCACTGGCGGAGCAGCTTCCCATAGACGGTAAAGTGCATCCGCTTGATGAGGTTTCCGCTGGGGGGGATTTCGGGGATGGTGAGGGTCCAGGTCATTGGATCTGATCCCGGGTCCCTGTGGGAATGGCCTCGCGGAACCGGCACATAGCCAGCTCGTGGATGATGAACCCCAGCCGCCAGGACTGGCACCAGCCGGGGTGCATAGGCTTTCCGTTGTGGTAGATCCACTGGCCGGCCAGGATCAGGCGGGAAAAGCGGGTGATGGTCAGGATTCTCCGCCCAGGTTTGAACTTGTGCTTGTAGTGGGCCATGGTTGCCCCTTCAAGAAGCACGGGCCGGGGTGTGCTAGATTCCCCAGCCCATGGGGTCAAGGTGTCGTGTAGGGCCTGCAGCGCCTAAAGGGGAACCTCCTCAAAGGGGAGACTACCTCCAGTGGCGACAGGGATGTGGAACTCGCGGGTGGTGGCCAACTTGGCCAGCAGCGCATCCACCTCGGCCAAGAAGATCAGCACGGCCTCGGTCATTTCTTTGATCCGGGCCTCATCACGATAGAACCGCTTGACGAACAACTGGAGGCCTTCCGGCATCCTGGGATCGAAGCTCACGAAGTCCACCCATTTGGCCCCGGTGCATGCCATCTGCCAAAGCATCTGAGGCTGGTAATCCTTGGGAACCTCGTCAGCGATGATGTAGGCGATATGCGTGGCCGAGAGCGGGCATTTGAACTCGGTCAAACCCTCGGGGGGAAGGTCGGCACGGACCCAACCAATGAGCCCGTCCGGCGAGGCCCCTGCCCTTTCGATGGTGGGATGGTGAACGAATCCCACCTGATCAACCATGGTGTCGGTCTGCACCTCGTAGGCAGCTCGGGCGTAGGGCTCTTGCTCGGTGCCCCAGGCCATTTCCTTGGAGGTATAGCCCGGCTCGGTGGCCTGCCCCGTCAGAATCTCGGTCAGGATCTGGATTCTGTAGTTTCGGCGGCCCGCTGACTCTCCCCCTCCCTTCCCACTGGAAAGTATGTTGGTGATCGGGGAAGCCGTGACCCTACCTGCACGGGCGGCATGCCACTCGGGTGTGCCCTGTTCGCAGATGGTGATCTTCATTTCCCACCCCCTGAAGGCTGGGACAGCTCCATCTTCCGGTCATCCTTGGCCTTCATGAGAGCTGCCTGGGCGGCCTTGTCCTTGGCGGCCTTGGGATAGACCTCTTTGAAGCGGCCGTGCAGATCCCCGAGGGTGAGGGACTTCGCCAGATAGATGCAATCCTCAGCCACGGTGCCAGTGGGGACGGTTGCCCCGTCTTTGTCGGAATCCCTGGAGGCAAGGCCGGTGATGGCCAAGAAGGTGTAGCGCTCCAGGTAGGCCACGGTGCTGGCGCGGGCCTGGACCGCATTCTTGGCCCCGCCTACATCAGGTGGGCCGCCCATGGACACCACCTCGAAGTGCCCTAGCTCGTGGCGGAGTAGGCAGGTGACTTCCAGCCAGTCTTTTTCATCCTTGGTGATCTTCCAGGATGCGCTGAGACCGTATTTGGAAAGTGCGGGGGTAGCGGCATCCACGCAGGCGAAGAGGTCTGCATAGCGGGTCCCCTCCATGGGCCCAGACGTTCTCAGGGTGGTGCGGAGAATCTGCACGGCCTCGGATTTGAACAGGGCAAAGGCCCGGTTATAGGCCTTGAGGGCGTTCCGTTCCTCCCACCGTTCATGCATCGCCATCAGGCGCTCTAGGCGGTCAGGGTCTGCCCCCTGGTCCATGGCCATGCTGAGGAGAGTCATGGGGGTGGGGCCACCGTCGCGGTCCATGGCCTCCAGGGTGGCGGGGATCATGTTGCGCAGGGCAGGCTGGATGCGGTGCACCATGTCCTCGGGCCTGGGCGGGACATCCAGGGTGATCCCTGGCGGGACTTCTTGGGCGTCCGGCAGGTCCAGCGCGATCAGGGCCTCAGCATCGGGCGGGGCCGGGAAGGCCACCGGTTGGACATCCTGGAGGGTGAGGCCTTCGAGGGCCAAGTCCTGGATGGGGGAGGGGAGGTCAGCGCGGCGCGTCATTGTGCGCTCCCAAGAATCTTCAGGGCATAGCCCTTGGTTTCGGCGAACTTCACCAACTTCTCAGTATTCCGCCAGCCTGGGCGCTGGCCCTTCTCCCACTTCTGAGGGAGGGTGCGGTTGCAGCCAGTGGCCACAACCAGCTCCTGCGGGTCGGTGCAGCGCACCAGCTCCGGCAGGGTGATGGGTTTCAACTTTTTCATGCTCTAACCTCCATGTGGGGATGGCCCCACCTCTAGCTTAGAGAAAATCATTCTTTGGTCCAGAGAGAAAAATGAGCGGAGTGATAACGCTATTCAGGCCAAAAGAAAAATAAACCAGCAGAGACGAAAACACCCAGACCATTACAGCCTGGGTGCCCACGCTCACCTCCCCACGAAGGAGCTTGCAGGAAGCAGTATCACCTCCCAGCTACCCCTATGCAAGAGGGGGTCGGCGTCTTTCAACGGTAAGAAAAAACGGAAGCACGTAGAAGTAGCCAGGAGGCCTGATCTTGGCGGTTTTGGAATTGAGCAGGTCTATGAACTCGGCGCGCTGTTCCTTGCTGAAGTGCTGGAAATAGCACTTCCGGAACCGACCGAGGCCTTCCACGTAGACCTTGTAGTTCTTGTCCGTAGGCCCAAGCTGGGCCTTCCCTGTTTTGATCCCTTCCAGGACCAGCTGCGGGTTCGTGCTTCCACAGAATGAGCAGGTGTTGTCTGCAGTCCAGGAGTCCAGGCCCTCGGTATATTCCCAGGGCCCAGCTTCGGACATCCGGCGGGGACAGGTGATCGCTTCGCTCATTGGCTCCTCCTAGAATTTGATCAACAGGCTCACACCAGCATCTATCCCGCGCTGCATCCCGCCAGCGGGAAACGTCATGGTGGCCACGCCCACCCTCGCACCGAACCGCATAAAGGCCCAATCGTGCTGGGCCACGAGGGACTTGGTATTGCCCCATGGGTTCAGCGACAATTCCATCCCGGCGGCAGACTTGAGCTGCTTCGGGGGCGGGGCATCGGGAACCAGTGGAATGTCGATCCCACCAACCACGGTCCCGTCAGGACTGGAAGCGATCACCCGCTGCGTCTGGTCAGGCATTAGGACGAGCGTGAGGTCCACCCTTATGGGAGAGCCCAGCTTGACCTCGGGAGGCGTGGCGGCCTTGTTTTGGCTCATGGCGGGGCCTTCTTGGGGTAGTGCTGGAACCTGGGTGGCCTGGGTGGGCTGGACCGTCACCTCAATCTTCCGTTCCACCTTTGCACCCTTGGGCAACACGGGGGTCTGGAAAACCTGCTGAGCCTGGGCAACGGTTTCAGGGGTGCGGGCGACCGTGAGGGAACCGTCCGAGTTGCGCACGGCAGGGGCGGCGGTCTCCTGGATGGGGGGCTTGGGCTTCCAGAGCTTCCACCCCAGGCCCATGCCAGCCGAAAATCCAAAGAGGATGAGAGCCACCGTGAAGATGGCTCCTTTCTTGGCGTTGCTGATCTGTTCCAGTTCGCTCATGTGCAACTTCCCTTCTCATCACCCCCGCCTGCACCGCCAGAGGGATCTGCCGGAGGGGTGTTGTCCTTGTTTTTGAAGGCCTCCATCACGCGCTTGGCGGCATAGGGGCCAGCGCCTGAACCCCCAAGTATCACGGCGATGGTGGTGATGACGGTGGTGAGGTCTTTCTGGGTGAAACAGTGGATGGCGAGGGCTGCGAATAATGCGATGACCAGCCCCAAAGTCCCGATCATGTGGTTGACGCGGGACTCGGATCCCTTCCCTGTGGAATCGTCCTCCAGAGACTCCTGGAGGGTCAGACGGAAGCTTTTCAGGTCCTTCATTTCACCTCCTCATAGGTCCAGGCGCCAGGGCCACCAGAGGCCTTCAGAGCTTCATGGCGGGCCACTAGGCCCGTCCTTGAGATTCCTACATGGATCCAGGCATTGCACTCGATGATGACCTGATCGAAGGGAAGGCCCGAGGCTCGGATCATGTCGAAGGCCTTGATGAGCTCTAAACCTTGGGGGATGAAGTCCACGGCGCGGCCATCCAGGTGTGCGCTGGGCTTCTGTCCAGGTTTGGAACCTGACCCACCTACCAAGAAGTTCAATGCCACGCTGCGGAAGCCGCTGTCGATGTGGATGGGCACTCCCAGCAGATCCATCATCGGCTCCATGATGGTCTGGGCCAGCATCGTGAGATAGGCAATCTCCCCAGCATTGGGAGTGTTGTCTATCCCCTTGCGGAGAGCGGTCTGGCTGAAAATCATCTGCTCAAGGGTGACTCGCGGGGAAAGGTTCATGTGCGCCTCAAATCTTCATCAGGTGGGTCCCAAGGACAGTCCGGCTTTGGGCATCGAACACCTCGGCGGCTTTTGAAGATGGCCATGTCTCTGTCGTAATCCTTCCGCAGCACGAAAAGCTCGCGCAGGCCCCAGATGGATTCCTTCAGGTTGTCGATGCAGATTTGCAGTTCCTTGTCGCGCTTTTCCAGCTTCTCGTCGCGCTCCTTCTGGTCTTTGTCCTTGTTCCTCTCTCGCTCTCGCCGGTCGGCAAGAAAGGCCTTGAACCCCCAGAAAAGAACACCGATTAGAACCGCAATCAGCCCGGTGATCAGCCATTCAAGTGCGCGAGTCTGGAGTGCAACAATCTGAGGGTTCATTGGTTCTCCTTGGGTCCTGGTGGTCCTCAGTTTTTGGAAGGCTCAATCCATCACAGGGATTGGAGGCTGGGGGAGCTTGGCCATTAACGCAGCCTGGGCCGCCGATAAGGCCTGGGCCGCCTGAGCCGATGTGATCTGAGCTGCGGCCTGAGCGGTCGCACGGGCCATGAGGATGGAGTCCAGCAGGGCATTCACTGTGAGCTTGGTCCCGTCTGCCCGCGTGACCTCCTCGCCAAAGAGGGTGGCAATCTGGGCATCACCCTCCAGGTTCTCATTCCATCCTACGGTTCCGAGGTTGAGAATCTGAACTGGATTGCCGTTGGCGTCTCCCAAGACGTCCAGATTCTGTGAAGCCAGGACCATGGTGAAGCTTGGGAGCAGGGCTCCATTCTGGACGTTGGTACGGCGGTACCACTGGAAAGACTGGTACACGGGTTCGCTGATGCGGGTGGCGGGTGTGACGGTAGACATCATGGCCTCCTAGGGTGGTTTATACATGTTGTGGGCTGCGATCCAACCCGCGATATAGACGTGACCGTGAGTCAGCGTCATGTGGTAGACGTCTTTCGAATCTCCGGTTGGTTCGCAGGACAGGACCTCGACACTTTCGAGCCTGCCGTCCTTGTGCCATAGGGTGCGGTCTCCCGCCTTGAACTGCCGTACAGGAGGCCAGTTGGTCCCGTTGAAGATCCGGTGGTCATGGCTGCACACCAGCGAGCCCATGCTCGTGGTGATGCGCCAAAGGTCGCGTTTTTCGTAGCGGTAGACCTTGGCCACCTTCGCACTGACAGGTTCCAGGGTGAGGTCGTCGTAAGTGGCGACCTCCATACCTTCAGTTATCCACTCGACGGGGATAGACAGTCCGTTGGCCATGAGGATAGGCGTGCCAGCTGGGACACACCCTAGGCCGCCCCCACCACCCCCGCCACCTCCGCTCCCTCCTCCAGTCAACCCGGACGGGAAGGAAGCGCCATTGTTGGTGAGTGATGTTCCTGCCGACCATCCAGATGCCGCATAGAAACAGGCTCCCGCCGAAGGCCCAAAGGAGTTATAGAGGGTGACGATGCAGGCCGGAACGCCACCATTGAAACCACTGTGCGCCGCTGAAGCTGTAATGGTGGAGACATTCCCGGCATCTCCATCTGTTCCTGGTGTCTTGTAGAGCCGATCTGCAAGGGGAACCTTGAAGAGTGGCCCGACAGAGGTAAGCGTGCCCGTGGTTCCAGCTGCGCTCTGCCTGTAGAACTGGATAGTGGCATATTGCATCGCGTCGAGATTGTCGCTTTTAGCAGAAGGGGCGATGGCCAAATCCATCCAGACGATATGGTTGGAAGTGTCATAAACGGTGGGCGTGACGGTGAGCCTGTTTATACTCGGAGCCCCTCCGATGGTGGATTGATCAACATTTCCGCCGTACCAGAAGCGTGAATATTGGGGCGGACTAGAGGCTGAATAATTGGTCCTGATTGCGCTGTAGGCCATGACACCCGCGGCATCCACCGCTAGGCTGGTGTAGCTGCCCCCATAGATCGGGATGCCCACAAGCATGCCGCCAGGGCCTACAAGGATCGGGTTATTTGTCCCTACTCCGGCCCAGAATCCAGCCGTGGGATTGCCGCTGGGAATGGTGGAAGTTCCGGTTAGGTTCGCGGATGTGTTCCCTGCATCCGTGGCGAAGTTGGACGTCATCACCATGTTGACGTTGGCTTGCTGGGCCGTTAAGCATCCATCGACAACGACCGAGGCGTCCATACATCGGCGCATATAGAAGTTGTTAAACATCGCCGCGCTTGAACCTGCCCATCCTATCGATTGAATGAAGGGCATCACATAGGCGGACCCAGCGGGCGCGGCTTGCCTGATAGAGAGGGTTTGTGGGCTCGTAAATGAATATGTGCTTACGGGTTGAGTCGAATAATAGTCGCCAACGCTACCCCCTGCGGCATTAAAGAAGCTAAGGCCGAGAAGGCGACTTCCGGCTCCTGTTGCTAAATTTGCGCATTGGCATTGAGCGTAGAACACATCGCCCGGGTTACATGTGATTTGTTGGATTCGGGCATAGGTGTTTCCGTCGATTACACGGCCATAACCTGTAGGGGTTAGAACTGTTCCGATAATGGCTGGGTAGAGTGCCCCCCAGTTGATTAGGGCGGAGGCCTCCCAACTTCCCACTGGCGGAGATGTAATTTGACCTCCAGGGTTTGGAATCAGATTGTCGAAGTTGGCGACGGTAAGCTGGGCCGCGACGAGTTGACCGAAGATCCCGACAGCCCCCTGAAGGATCTCGCCCCACGCCGTTCCGCCTGAGTTGACCTGGAACTTCCGATTGTCCGTGGTCTGGGCGAGATATCCCGCCGGGTAGGACCCATTCGGGAGCCCAGGGAGTGCGGAGGAGGCCCAGGCGACTTGATGAAGCTGAGAGGCAAGGGTTGAGGCGAGGGCCTTGGTTGTCGCATCGGTGGCTGCCGCCGAGATCGCCGTCGAGTATGTCGCTGCATCACCCGCCGCCTTAATACCATTCACTAGGTTCGCCCGAGCCGTCGCGATGGTCGCCCACAGAGCCGCAAGGCTCATCATCACATTCGTCCATGGACCACTGGTCGTCCCATCAGGCCAGATAGAAGCCCAGTTCGAAGGAGCGCCAGCAACGATCAACTGGGTAGACAGGTTCAGCACCGCGTTGTCATAGGCTGTGGAACTCACCCCGGCTGCGCTCGCTGCGGCGTCAAGGGCGGTCTTGGTGTTGGCCTCCTGGTTCCAGTCATTTATGAGATTGATCTTGTTAAGATTGGTCATGTAGGACGCGGAGTTCTGCTGGGCCACTACAGCACTCGGGGCCAGAGGGGTGCCCGAGGGCGCACCAGTTGATCCTCCAGATGATGTCCCTGTCCATGGTCCGTTAGGCATATACAGCTCTCACAAAAGCATTGACCCCGGTGATGGTGGTTTTGATGGGCAGGGCGATCTGAAGGCCTCGGTCTGTCGGAAGAGCCTCTTGAATTGGCACCAGATAGTTGTTGGTCACCGTAGGGTCCGTGCCGGTGCAGAAAACAACCTCAAAGGCAGATGGAGCTGGAAAGTTGGCTGGCCAGACCCAGGTGGCATAGAGGTAATTCTTTTTCAGGCTCTGGGGGCTCCCTCCGTTATCGTCCAGCCCGTCACCTGTGTCGATCATTCGCATGGGGTGGCCTTTAGATGAATGGTGTAGTTCCAATCTGGAGGGTTACTGATGTCGGCTGTGGATAGGATACCCCTGCAGGAACGAAGGTGTAGGGGGTGAGGGTGCTGATGTCCTGTTTCCCGCCACCCCATGCATTGAAGCTCACCAGTTTGATATAGAGGGTTTTCCCCTGCAGGCTCTTATCATAGGGCATCTTGAAGACCGCATCATCCAGCCGCATGAACTTCACACCGAGGGCATGGCTCCCGATGCTGGACCCGTAGGCCCCACGCCGCAGGCTGGTAAGGTTGTATTTATTCGCTGCCGTTAGGGTGGGGGTCTGGAAGGAAACGATTTCATTTTCCACGAGACAGGCGGTAGCAAAGGCATCCCGCCCGTTCACATCGGTCCCGTTCAAGGTTCCGTAGCTGGAGGTCAGGTCCACGGCGAGGGTATTGGTGGTGTCAGGATCGGACCCGGAGGGGAGGATGGCCGTGGTGACTCCGAACCGCGCCGGGAGGCTGATGCTGCCCACCATCTTGTAGCTGGATCCGCCATCAGAGCTGACCCACACCTCACAGCCGCCCCAAAGATTCGGCGTGCCGCTGGTGCCTAGCCAGATTTCCGGCCCCTTCGAGGCGGCCATGTATGCAGGCGGTTCGAAGATCACGGGGGCCACGGCATTTCCAGGGGCCACGTTCACATTGGGGACGGTCCCGCCGCTGTTCTGGGTGGTGTAGAGCGTGGCGGAGCCGGTCCCGAAGGGCCACTCCTCGGCCACGATGGTGAGCCCGTCTTCTTCACTTGTCTCCTCAGGGATGTCGATGCTCACGATGCGGACTATTTTGTGGTCCAGCCCCAGCTTCGGGTCGGTGAGGGTCACGAGGTCCATGGGCTCCAGCAGTAGGTATTTCCACCCGATCTGGAAGGTGTAGGTGTTCCTCACATAGACGTTGCGCTGTGCCTTAATCCTGCTGATCTGCAGGGCGTGGGCGGCCCTGGTGATCATGTGCATGGAAATGGCCCCGTCCACCTTTGCCCCGTTGATCGAGACATCGGCCGCATCCGGGTCCTGAAGCACGTTCACGTTGTAGGCATTTAGCCTGTCCCAATATTCAATGGGGATGGTATTCTTGACATCCTGAGTGCTGCTGCGGTTCACCGTGATGGCATCGTTCCCCGTGGGCTTCCCGTCCTTGCCAACCACGCCCAGAAAATCGTCATAGGTCAGATCATAGAGGGGCGTGGTGTTTGGGGTGTAGGTAGTCCCATTCGCCGTGATAGGGGTGTCCCCATAGGGAACCACCTTCAGGGTCATCCCCGTGGCACCTGCGGTCCAAATCGCCTCGGCATTAGTGGCATCCATGATGTCCTGGATGTGCTCTGCTGCAGGCTTCTGGGCATCGAAAAGTGGGCTGATGGCGAAGCCGCAGGCGGTGCAGTAGGTGGCATAGCTGGCGGCTCCGGTGACAAGATCGCTGATCTTCCCTGCGCTCCAGGTCGCCCCGTAATAGACGTTGGTGAGAAAGTCCACGACCACAGAGGCGGGCTTGGCATCATAGGCCGAGAGTGCTGCCGGGTCCTGCTCTGTCCCCAGGAATCCAGTCACCTCAAAGCTGTGATTTTTCATGGTTCCTGAAGTCCCGAGGTCAATGGCCGCTTGGCAGACCAGGGCCATGCCGGAATAGCCCAGGGCCTTCGCGGGGTGCTTTGAGGTCCAAGTGGCCCAGGGACTCTGCGGGCGGGTGCCGGTAAGGAGCGTGAACCCGAATCCTGCGAGGCTCCCGATGTCCTTATCCCTCCAGACCTGATTTATCCCTGCTATCGGACCCTCACAGAGGGCCATGATGACCCCCGCCGTGTAGGTGTAGGTGGTGCTGGTCTGGGTAGATCCGCCGCCGCCCTTCCCAACCTGCTGGCTGGTGGTGTGGGGAATCGAGGTGAAGTCATCATAATCAATCAGATTGGAAGCTACCCTTGTGGTGCCGTAGATGATGGGCAGGCATCCACCGTAGCTGCTGGTTTGTAGTTGGATGTTGGCCAGCATCTGGTCCGTGGTGCTGGTGGTTTTCCCGCCTCCGAATAGACCGCCCATCAGCTCTCCCCCCACGGACTCCAGAACCCTGCCAGCCTGGGCTCCAAGTCCTTGTTCTGTTCTGCATCATCAAGCACCACACCGCCAGCTATTTTGTAGGCGTGGAGGATTTGGGGCCACTCGATCACGATGGCCCCGTGGCTGATGCACCTGCCCCACTGGAACAGTGCGATGTCTCCAGGCTTGGGCAGGCCTTCGATCTTGTGGGCATAGGTCTCCACGATGCCCAGGAACCTCTCCTCGCTCCTATGGCACATCCAGTCTGCCGGGTAGTCTCCTGGGTCCACGGCAGGCATCACGCCCGCCCGCTCGAAAATCTCCGCCAGGACCATCCCGCAATCTACCCCTGCCCCCTTGATCCGTGCGTGGTGGTGGTAGGGCGTCCCGACCCAAGAAAGGGCCTCAGCCACCACGGAGGCCCTCTGTGCCTTCTCGGTCTCGGTGTTCATCGGGTGGTCTCCGGCATGGGCACGTAGGGACAGCCCCGGAAGCGGTTGGAGTTGGAATTGGCCGCGCAGGCAGCCTGGGTCCGCAGACACCCAGGGTAAATGCTGAACCCGTCCCCGGAGGCTGGGGCGATGGGGAAGGGGACCGCCGGGACCACCACACTCGAAAGGTAAGAGCGAACGGACCGTCGTGAGCCTGCAGCGGCCCCAGAAGTCATCGCAATCACCCCGAGGTTGTAGTAGCCATCCACATGCCCCGTGACGTTTGTGACCTGCCCAGCGCCCGTGGCGGCCCCCGCTGTGCCGGTGGCGGTCAGGGTAGCGAGGTTGATCCCACAGGCGGCATCCCCGAATGAATTTGCGCAGGATGGCATGAAAAGCACATGCGGCATCTGGAGCTGCAGCCTTTCGAGGTCGGACATGACATGCAGGACTACCTGCTGCGTAGCAGGGTCCACCCCCGCGACAGCCCCCTCAAATTCCACCAGCGTGCCCAGGCTGGAATCCCCCCAGGTGGGCATGAACAATCGCTCTACCTTGACCCGCGCCCCATCAAAGGCCCCATTGTGGGCGGCCAGCGTGAGGTTCTGTCCCAGGAGCTGGGCGGTGTCCCCGGTGTAGAGGGTGATGTCCAGGGTATCTACCTCGAGGCCGCGCACCATCCGGACCGGCCCCCTGTAGATCAGGGGTTGCCCCCCCTGGTCAACGGAAGGGGTGAAAGTGAAACCACCGCACACGATCGCCATGTCAGCGGAGGTCCAGCGGTAAATCCCGCCGCCCAGCAGGGTGATAGTGTAGAGCAGGGCCATCTGGAAAACAGATCCAGAGTTGAGATAGGCGATCAGTGGTCCGCTGGCATATTTCATCTTCAAGTCCTCACTTTGTGCTGAACAATTTGATGGCATTGCCTGCCCAGGCCCCTCCGCAGAGCCGTTCCATTTCAAGCTCATCCACATCGAATCTGCAGCGCCTGTAGTAGCTGCCAGTCCAGGTCAGGACAAGCCCATTCCCGGGGGCCACCGTGAACGTCACCAGCCCGTTGCTGATGGTGTAGTCCGTGCCCACCGTCTTCAGCACACCGTTGACGTAGATGGATGGCGCACCGTTCATTTCGAAGATGGGCTCGAATCCGCTTCCAGTGGCCGGCCAGTAGTTGGATGCAGGGCCGGACCAGTTCCCAGGCTCACACCTCTGGAGCTGGAAGGCCACGGTGGATGCATTTCCTACCCCGAAAGGCTGGGCGGTCACAGTGGACCCGTAGGGGTCGGTCAGAAGAAAGGAATCCCAGCAGGCCATATGCGCCATGAAAAACCGGGTGATCGTCCCGGCTTCGTCAAATGGCGTGTTCGTGCTGTAGCCAGCCTGCCGTGCAAAATTGAGCTGAAGGGTGAATCTGTAGCGGGGGTAAGACTGGAGGGATGCCCGCAATTCCTTCCCGCTGGCAGCGGCCTGGATCATGGTTGCATAGACAGGGGTCCGAAGGATTTTGATGTCAAAACCCTTGAGCGTGCTGGGAAATACCTGAGTGCTCACCCGTGCCTCCGCTTTTTAACGGCATCGCTGAGAGTCCGCACGATGCTTGCCTGATTCTTCTGGAAGAAAGTCTTGGCATCCACAACCCCATGGAAGTGGGCGTGCACATCCCCTACCGCCCCGGCCCCGCCTGTGCTGATGATGTTCCGCAGGCCTTCCGAGATAGGGGCGCTCAGGACCATTTCCTTCTCATGGATCTTGGCGTAGGTATCGCGGGGCACGCTGTCCCATCCACCAGCGGCACTGGGCATAAAGGACATCCCCTCTGCGAAAGCTGCAGCACCTACACCAGGGGCCATGGACCAGCCCACCACAGGGATGGCCGCGACCGATGCCATGGCGTTCACGGCGTAGAGGCTTGCGGACCCGAGCACCTCCGCCGTGTTGGTGGTTTTCTTGAGCAGTAGGCCCGCCAGATAAGTCTCCGCTTCTTTCAGGCCCCACTGGACGAAAAAGTTGATCACCCCATCCAGCGCGCTGGACAGCACGCTCTTGAGGGCCTGACCCCATGTCATCGTCCCCTTCACGAGCCCGCTGATAGCATTCTGGAAGCCGCTGGTGAGCATTTCGAACCACTGATTGAAACGGTTCCGCTGCTCCTGGAGCATCGCATCGTTGGTCTTCTGGATGTCGTTGGCGGCCTTCTGGCTGGCGGCCACCTTCTTGGCCTGAAGTTCCTGCCACTTCACCAGGGTCATCCCCTCTTGGCCCTGCTCCTCGGTCAGCGCCTGAATTTCCAGCGCCAGCTCCTTCTTTCGGAAGTCCACATCCATCGCCAGCCGCTTAGCGGCGGTGATCTGGCCCATAGCCAGGAGGTTGTCGGCGGTTTCCTTCTCGGAAGCAAGCTCAGCGCGTGCATTGTTGATCTTCTGGGTGGCCCGAATCTTGGCCATCGCAAGGCCTTCTGTCACGCGCTTTTTCTCATCATCAGCCAGCTCCTGGCGGATCTTCTCGATTTCATCCTTCTCGGTTTTGTCGATGGAAATACCTAGCGCGGCCATCTTCAGGCGCACCACCACCCACTCATCAGACCCCTTTTTCGCCTGGGCCAGCTTCTTCGCCCAGAAGTCACGCTCTGCAGCCTCAGCCATCTGGGATAGGTCGCCCTCATTCTGGGCCAGCATCGCCTTCTGCTTGTCCAGCTCGGCCTGCCATTCGGCCACGCGGGACTTGTCAGCGGCGGGAGGAGGCGGGGCATCGGCCACCGGCTTCCCAGCGCCTGGGCCCTGGTTGCTCCAAATCTTGTCCAGGTCTTCGCCGAGGGTCTCCCAGAGGTCTTTGGTGATGGCTACAGATTCCTGCTGGATGCGCTCATGCTCCTCGGCCCCAGCTATCGCGGCCCTCTTCACGCCTTCCCAATCACCCTTGACAGCAGCTGCGATGACCGCGCCCACGGTCTTGAATCCGTTTACCGCCTTCTCGAAAAAGTCGGTGATCCATGCAACGGTCATTTCGATGATGAACTTCAGGGTGAAGAAGGCTGTCACGATCCCCTTGATGGCGTTGCTCAGGACCATCGCCAGCCCAGGCCCAACCTCGCCAAACCACTTCCCTAGCTGCGTGAGAGAGGGCAGCAGGGCATCGCCAATCTGGATCTGGAGAGACTGAGCGATCAGCCCCAGCTTCCGCATGGATTCTTGGTATTCCCTGGTCTTGGCGACACCTTCAGGGCCCACAACTAGATGAAGCTCAGCGGCTTCTTTCCGGGCCTCTTCCATGCGCTCGGTGGTGAGGCGCATGACCGGCAGCATGTTGATCCAGCCTCGTCCAGCCAGCTCCTGCAGCATCGCATTTTTTTCCTGGTCAGTGTTCAGCCCCTGGTATTTGGTAGCCATGCCCTGGATGACCTCGGCCATCGGCAGCGCCCCGCCCTCGGCGTTCTTGGTCTCTACCCCCCACTTTTTGAAGGCATCGGAGCTTGCGGTCACACGGGTCTGTAGGCGGGCGATGATCCCCGCCAGAGAGTCGGCAGGAATCCCGAGCGTATGCAGGGCCACGGCCCAAGTGGAAGCATCCTGCACGCTGGTGTTCAGCACCTTCGAGAGCTTGTTCGCCTCCAGGGCCCACTCCACCGTCCCATTGATGGCCTCCTTGAAAAGCGCACCACCGGCCAGCAGCGCCGTGATGGCGATGAAGGGGGTCTTGAGGTTCTCGATGGTCGCGCCCAGCCCCTTGAAAGCACCCTGCATTTCCTCGGTGCTGTGCTTGACGCCAGAAGTGGCCTGCCCGAGTCCATCGAGCAGGCCCTGGATCTTGGCGATAATGCTTACTTCAATGGGCTCTGGGTTGTCTGCCATGGTTCACCTCATTGAAAATCTCGAATCCCGGCTTCCAGCTCATCCTCGGTAGGAATGTTTCCGGGCTCGTCATCTTCAATCTCGAAGAACCCCCTGACCAAAACGTGAACTGGTGGGTGGTGTTTCCAGTAGCTCATCAGCTCCAGACAGTCCGGCCAGGGTGTCGATTCTAGCTCTCGAAGTGTCCAGCCGGTGCCGGTGATCAAGAGCCCCCAGATGGCCCCCCAGCTTAGGGTTTTTGCTTCCTGGGGGGCTTCACTTCCCCCGGTTCATTCGTCCCGGAGGTGGTGATGAGCAGGATTTCGTTGAAAAGCTGGGTGATGCGGGTTGGGGTCAGCGTTTCCAGCTCCACCATGCTCATGTGCGGATATTCGTTCTTCAGAGCTTCCAGAACCAGCTCGGTGTGCTTCACATCAATCTGCCGCTTGCTGATGGTCAAGGCCAGCATGGTCTGCCCATCAGGTTCGGCACCCTCCTTGATGGTTTCGAGCCGGTCCAGAATCTCCTTGGTCTCTTCCAGGATGGGGTCCACCAAACGGCGGAATTGTCCTGCGTTCCAGGGGGGAAGGTTGTAATCCTTCCCCCCAATCTTTGCGGTGTGCTTTTCCATGGCGTCGGCCTCCTTGGCGGTGGTTGTGGTTGAAGGCTACTCGGCCTGGAACAGGTCGATCACCTTGTTGGTGGTCATGTCCGCGAACCCCTGGAACTCCAGGTCGAACTCAGTGTAATCGTCCTGCTTGTCGTCCCAGCTCACCTTGGGGAAGCAGACAGCCCAGAGCTTGTAGCCCTTCTGCTTGGTCCGGTAGGTGTTGAAGACGTTCAGGGTGTAGATCGTGGCCGCGCCCATAAGGGGATTGGCCAGGGAAACAGTGGTGCCGGTCACGATGGTGTAGCTGTAGTAGATGCCCACGATGTGGGCCACATCAGCCGCCGCGAAGGTATAGACGCCAGCTGCGACCGAATACTGCCCGGTCGCGGGAGCGGAGGCCACACGGGAGAGCCACTTGGCAGCGGTGTAGTCATAGACTCCGCCATCCTCGGACCACGTTGCGCTCTGGGCGACAGTCACCTGGAACGGGGTGGTAGGGATGGTCCAAGTCTCGTTGTTGGCTGCGCCCTTCTGGCCGGTGGCGATGGTGGAACCGGCGATCAGGGCGTTCAGCATCGAGCCGAAGATGCGGCCCGACTTCGCCTTGCCGCTGATCTTCCCCTTGCCCAGAGCGACATCCTCCGGGAAGGCATTGGCCCCGATCAGCTCCTTGACATCCCGGCTGATGTCGAGACTGACATCCTTCAGGGTGCCTACCTGCACGGGGGTCTGGTTTGCGCCTGGGGGGGTATAGAACACCTGCCCCACGCCGAAGTTGTAGTGCGCCATGGTTAGGCCTCCTTCTGGAAGAGGGCGGCGATCCGAGCCTTGAAGCCCTCCACCACCTCGTTAAGAACATTGAAATGCTGGGACTCGATCCGAGGGCCCAGGTTGCGTCGAAGATCCATGAAGAAGTCCTCCAGGTGCTCCATGGTGAAGCTGGCAGGGAGGTGGACAGGAACGTGCGGAATGGGCTCCAGGACAGGCGAGGGGGATGCCGAGGGCGTAACCCCTACGGTCTGGTCCTGGGATGGCGTGGTGGGCTTGTCCTGGTCGATGCTGGGGGTCATGGGCGCTCCTATGAGGTTGTGAGGACTTCCAATGGAATGATAGCCAGGGCCTGCTTCTGTAGCAGCCCCTCATCGGTGATGATCTGGCCCTTGATCCAGCAGTGGTTTACCAGACCGCCTAGGGTGGTCCCGTAGCTGTCGGCCCCGGAGTCAGAAAAGGGGCCATTCGCCAAGGACGCCTCCCCTGCCGTGCGCTCGAAAATGGCCTCGATCAGCTTGAGAAAAGCATGGAGCTGGATGCCTGGGGCGATGCTGGGGGTGGCATCGTTCCGCACGTAGAGGTGCAGGGTGGGGCTCAGGGTCCATTCAGGCGGCATCCCGCGCTGCGGCTTACAAACCTCGTTTCCAATCGTCAGGAACAAGGCGGGCTGCTGGGCAGCGGGCACATCGTCAAAATGCCTCCAGGTCCGGCTGCAGGTGTTGAGCCCCGCGACACCCTGGCAGCGGGCGAAGATGGCCGTGTAGATGGGTTCTCGGTCCAGGGCCATGATCTACCCCTTTCCAGTGATGGCGGCCACCAGCCGCTCTCGGATGCTCCCCTTCAAGTCCTCAAGAGCCGGGACAAGAAAGGGGCGCTGCTGCCAGCGGGTTCCAGGCGGGCGGGCAGCGAAATACTTGGCCCGCGCCCGCTCTGTCAGGAGTGTTCTGGGCCCTCCACGAGCACCAGCGCCGAACTTTTGATCGAACCCGCGCTCCCAATAGGCACCGTAGCCCACGTTGGTTCCCACCGTGGATTTGTAGGTCCACTTCTCGGGCTCAGTGAGGCTCTGGTTGATGGACCGCGACAGCCTGCCGGTCACGCGGGCAAGGTGATCTGGCCTGGGGCCAAGTAGGTAGAACTCACGGACCCGGCGCTGAAGCTCAATGCCCAGGGCCTCCACGGTCTTGGGCACACGATCACTGAAGCTGGTGGTGGCCTGCCCAAGATGGGCGACCACCGCCTCAGCTCCGGTTACCTGGGCCGTGAGGTCGATCATGGGCACACCCGCTTGTATTGGGAGAGCAGGACCATGGTGGACTTCGGGGCCTCGGCGGTCTGGAAGCTCACCACCTCACCACCCATGCTCTTGCTGCTCTGCTGGATGCGCTGCCGCTCGGTGTAGCGCCATGCCACGATTTCGATGCATGCCTGCTCGATGTCGGCGGGCACGGCGGGGAATCCTGCCGTGTAGGTGACCACCACGTTCCTGGTCCCGAGGTCGAAGGTACTGCCATCCGTCAGCATGAGGAGAGCACCATCCCATGCCACGGTGGACAGGTCCACGGCGGCACCATCGACCGAAATGGCTGACACCGCCGTGACTGGATACTGGTCCAGCATGATCCCGGCGGCGTCATTCCCGTCCAGCGTCTGGGTGTAGCTCTGAGAGGTAAAGTCCCGGTTTGTCCAGGACTTGATCCAGGTGGAGGCAGCGGTGATCAGCCGGGCCAGAAGAGTGTCCTTCGTGGTCTCGGTAAGGTCCAAGTAGTCCTTCACGTTCGTCAGAACGGTCAGATCACCAGCAGCCATGGCTACACCTCGGTCTTAAGAGCGTCAGCTCCGTCCTGGCCGGCCGAGGCGAGGACAGGCGTAGAACCGCCCTCAGGCTGGTCTGACTGGAGGTTGGGAAGCTCAGAGGCCCCAGGGGCTTTCGGCGCGTCCTGGACCAGCCCCGACTCGGCGTCAACTGCTTTGAGGCGGTCAGCCTCAGCAGCATCAGCAGCGGCGACCTCGGCGGCGATCTTGGCTTTGCGGGCCTTGGCAACAGCGCCCACGAGCGGGCCACGCTCCAGCGTCCCGAAGTTGGGAATCTCGAGCTCAGCGGCCTCATCCTGCAGGGCCTCGGTGGTCATTAGGGCAGGGTTGGACTTGCGGGGGTTCTCGGGCGGGAGAGGGTTCTCACTGGTGAAGCCCATTTCCACGAGCTGGGGGACATGCTCAGGAGATACCAGGAAAGCACCATCACCATCGGGCTCGTAGTTCACCCCTTCGACGCTGCACCCGGACGTGTCCTTGCGGTAGAGCTTGATCTTCATGGTCGGCCTTTCAGAAGTAGGGGCGGGCAGCTTCCCACCCGCCCCTTGGTTGAACCACACCAGAGCCTAGGCCCCGGCGACGTTGTAGAGCTTCATCATGGCGAAGGGGGCGTAGTGCTGCAGCACCTCATCGCAGTAAACACCGAAGGGGAATTTCCGCCCCTGGATGCCTACCGGCCAGTCGATGCTGTAGTATTCCCGGCGGGTCTTGACCTGCATCACGTTCCCGACACCGTTGAGGGGGTAGGGAATTTCCTTGGCATAGCCGAGGATCGTGCCAGCGGGCATGTTCGGGTGGACCCGGACACGGATGAGCTGGTTGGTGATGGGGTTCAGGTAGCTGCCGATGGTCGCGCCAGCCGCGAGGCCGGACACTCCACCCTTGTCATCCATGACGAAGCGGAATAAGGGGGCGCCACCGTTGCCGATGCAGAGCTTGTTGATGAGGCGAATGCCACCGCTGGAGACCAGCAGCTCATCAGGCCCGAGCCGGTAGGTATCAAACATGGTCTGCAGCAGGTTGTTGATTTCCGCCACACCGCCCGCACCGTCCGAGGTCAGCGTGGTGCCGGTGCCAACGACACCGGTAGCGAGGGCGCTGACGATGCTGTTGTTGGCCGACTTGGCGAAGGTGAGCAGACCGTCTACGTTGTAAACGGTGTCCTTCGAGTAGTCAGCGGCAGTCAGGGCGGAAGCTGCCTGCCTGGTGCCATTCAGGGGAGCCGTGACCTGCAGGCTGTTGATGGTGGTGATGAACTCCAGCTTTTCAGCACCAGCGGCACCGATGAACCACGCGTAACCTACCGCGCCTTCTACCGGGGTGACGGTGCACTGGAGCGCCTGACCAAGGGTGATGGCCTGGGTGGCTTCAGCGGACTTCTGGGCAGCTCCACCGTTGATGGTGTCGGTGGAACCGTCCACGTTGGACTTCGAGAGCTGGCCAGGGACGCCGTTGGCGAGGCTGGTGCGGCTGAAGCCCTGGGCGGAGAGGGCCACGCAGATCACGCCGTAGGTAAGCGTGGGCAGGGTCCAGGAACCGGCAGCGGCGGCCAGGGTCGGGGTGGGCGTGGTGCCCAAGGACAGGCTGGCGTTGCCACCCAGGAGCTGGGCCTCTTCCGCCAGCATCAGGGACCGGAGCAGGCCGAGGCGGCTGCGGGCCTTGACATCATCGAACCCCTGGGCAGCGTAATCCGCCTCGAAGCTCACGGTGTCTTCCAGGCCGAACCCGGCATATGCAGCGAGGTAGTTGGCCACGGTGGTGCTGATGAGCGCACCGCGATTACCTTCCGACACGCCCGGGTGGACGTTCGTGGTGTTGATGCCAGTGATGGCCTTCCAGCGGGTCGCCGTATCCCCGCCGCCGCCGACACGGGGAATTTCGTTGCGCAGCATGGTGAGCGCAGCGAGGAAGGGATAGAGGGCCAGGGCCGGGGCCTGGAGGTCGTAGGCAACGAGACCGGTGCCCTGGGTGAACGCTTTGGCGAGTGCTTCCGAGCCGTTGGCCTGGGCCTCCCGCATGGCGTCCATGGTTTTGGTGAGGTCGCTCATCTGTAGAGCCTCCTTGGGTTGCCCCGGACTAACGGGGGTTGAAAATGAGATTCACGGGCTGGCCCTGGACAGATTTCATGATGTCCAGAGGGTCCGTGCTTGGTTTGGGCTCGTCGGCAGCGCCCAGGGCGGTGGATTCCTTTCCCTTCTCGATGGGGACAGCCTGCTTCGCCCCCTTCACCTTCAGATCAGCCTCAGCTTTCGCCAGGGCATCCTTTGTGGTCTTGAAGTCGGCGCTGATGCTGTCCAGCGCTTTCTGCAGCGACTCTTTTTCGGTCGTGACCTTTGCCAGCTCGTCGGTCAGACTCGCGGCCTTGGTGATCGCCTCTGAGAGCTGGGCCTTCCCGCTGGTGTCGTCAGAACCGGCACCGGCACCCTGCGCGTCATTGTTCCCGCCGCTGGCTTGGGTGTTCCCGTTCTCTCCACCCTCGGCCCACACAGCACCCAGGGCCTTCAGGCAGGAACCCATCTGCTTGTGGGCATCCATCGCACCCTTGTGGGCGGTGTCCAGGGCGTCTTTGCTGGACTGGCTGAACTTCGCACCCTTCTTTTCCACGCCATCGGTGCCAGCTGCGTAGTTCACCACATCAGCACCAACAGCCTCGGGCGCTGCATCCGGCAGGGCGGTGACCAGCTCGGCCACCTCCTCGGCAGTCATTTCCGCCAGGAGCACGCCACCAGCAGCCAGCCAAGCCTTGATCTTGGAGGGCACGGGGCTGGAATCACCTTCGCGGGCCGCCTCCTGGATCTGATCGGCGGTCAACCACTGGATCTGTTTCAGGAGCCATGCGAGGTCTGCCACATGGGCCATTCCCTTCTGGGTGGTCTCAGTGCTTTCGGGCTCGTCCACTTCATCCTCCGGGGTGTCGAACTTTGCCATGGCGAACACGGCATCAGGGTTGCAGGGGACATCCACCAGACTGATTTCCACGAGGCTCAGGCCGGTGATGATCTTCTTGTTCAGGGGGTCGCGCTCCGTGACCTTTCCGCCGATGCTGAAGCCCTTGAGGACGGGGGGATCGCAGGTGATCTTGCCGATGCTCCCGGTGTCCTTCACCAGACATTCGAAGTGGGTCACACCGTCATCATCCACACGGATGGCGATGGCGGCCCCAGCGGCGATAGGCTGGTGCATTTCACGGACAGCGCCGGACTTCTTCATATAGGCAGGGATGGCCCCCCGCATGGCATCGGCCTTCACGACCTCGCCCTCACCATCCACGGTTTCACTGGAGGCAACACCAGATACGATCAGGCTCCCGTCATCCTGGACATCCACCTTTTGGATCGCCCCGAACAGCCGAACTCGCTTCGCCATCGTTAACCCCCCTGGACTACGGCAAAATGATAGCACCGGCCACAAGGGGCTCCGGTGCTTTTTACTTTGTAGTCTGTGCTCATCTGCCCCGCCATGTCCAGAACGGTCAGGTTGTGGTTGAAGTTGGGAAGTTTTCGGCCAGCAGAGCCTTGAGCTGGGTGGAATAGGTCGGCAGGATGGTGTTCCCTACGTCAGCCAGCATGGTGTTGATGGTCGCGGCGATGGCCGCCTGTTGCTGGTAAACTTCATGGCAGACCGAGTGGCCGCGCTGATCGCAGCCGTGATAGGCGCAGGTTCCATCGTCGCCAATGAACATAGACCCTCCATGGAGTGGTGTTAGGCGGTTTCAGCGTCAATTTGTTCTTGGGAAATGACGCCAGGGAGAAGATCACACCGGCAGTTCGGGTGCAGCGGGGGGTCGCCATCCGGGAAGTCCTCATCCAGCCCGATGACCTTCCCATCCAAGGCTAGGCACTCGTCGCACACCTCGTCCTGGCTGACAGACCACTCTTTGGACTCGACTACCCCAGAGGCCTCCCAACCAGCCAGATTGCCCTGTATGTCCGCGAAGGCGGTCTCTGTGCGGGCGATCATTTCCGCCCTCTCGTCGCTGAAGGCGGTATCTGCCTGGATGGCATCAGCCAGCTCTGCATTGGACCAGCCCTTGTCCTCCGCCATGGCCACCAGATCGCGGATCTTGTCCCTGGTGGTGTTGTCGATGGCCCACTCTGGATTGGGGTTCTCGATGTAGGCCCCGCTGTCGTGGTCCCACTTCATGCCCACCAGCTCGGCCCCTCTGTCCTCGGCATAGGCCACGGCCCTCTCGTTGGCCTGGGAGAGCATGGCGTCCAGATCGCCCTCGGTCGGCCCAGCGAAGTCCATGACCTGAGTGAGCCCCTGGCTGGCCCCATCCTTGGCGGTCCCCTTGAGCTGCGTGGTCACGGACTTGCGGAGCTTGTCCTTCCCCTCTTCCGAGAGCGAATCCCAGAGGTCCAGCAGCTCTCCCTGGTCCATCTTTAGGAGCTTCTGGGCCTCAGCCTTAACGGCAGCTACCAGGGCCGCACGCTGCTTGGCGAAGCGGGCCCTGAATAGCTTGGTGATCGCCTTCTCGGCCTTCTTTACCGCTGGCCGGTCGTGGTCAATGCGGGCGAGTATCTTGGTCTTTTTTTTTTGAAGCCCACCTGCGTGAGCCTGCCGCGCAGCTGCTTTAGGGACAGGGGGAAGTGGGGAGGCCGACCCATCCACCTCCCCCTGGGTGGTTCCTGGCTTCGGTCCGGCGCTGCCGGGCTCCCCCCCAGGGGCCACCAAAGGCACAGGAGGCGCAACGCTGGCCTTCTGCTCATCCGTCATGGGCTCCAGGCCGAGAGCCCGGTCCCGCACTTCATCCACCGTGACCACGCCAGCATTCTTATAGCCGGTCCAGATGGTCATTTTCACATTAGCATCGGTGATTTCCTCTTCTTCGTAGGCGAACTCGATATCATCCACCCCAAAGCACCGCAAGACCAGATCATCCATCACATCCTTCCACCACAGCTTGAAGGGCTCCAGGCCCTCCTCATGTGAGGTCTGGACGTTGGTCCCGGCTGCGGCTTTGGTCATGTCCTTGACCAGCGCACCAGGGGGAAGGCTGAAGGCATAGCAGATGATCCTGGCCAGCCAGTCATCCATTTCATCCTTGAGTTTGGGGTCGCGGAGCTGGGTGAACTCTCCGCCGGGGATGATGCGCACCTTGTGGCGGGCACCTGGAGCTGTGAGCTGGTCCATCCACTGCTGGGCCTGCTTGATCTGGTCTGGATTCCACCCCACCGGTGGGGTCACGATGGCGTCCGGCACGGTCCCAGAGGTGTAATAGGCCAGCAGGTGGAGCTGCCGCTTCAGGGCGATGTTGGCGATGCCCAACACCTGCTCCACCGGGCTCATGCCGTAGAACCTGTAGCTGCGGAGATTCCTGGGGGAATACTGAAGCTCATCCAGCGTGTAGTTCACGGCGGGCAGGCCCTTGATGACCTGCTGGAATGCTGCATCAGGTGGGAGGGGAGTGCGGCCATTCTGGTCGATCAGGATTTTGATGGAGGCCCCATCCACCTGCTCGGGGATGAACTTCTGGCCATCTTTCCCACCGATGGGGCGGAGGTAGATGGCGGGGGCGTCGATCACGAGCAGGTCATCCCAGATAGGGCGGGCCCATTGGCGGTAGGTGTGCACCACATCAGGCCTGCGGAACGCAGCCTCAATGACACGGGCGCGGGGCCCACCATCTTTCCCGTCCATGCCCTTGAAGCACCACCGCTGGCCTTCCATCTGATCCTTGCGGGTCTCGATGGCGAGGCGGAGCTGGTCCAGCCCGCCCTGCACGGGGTCAGACACCCGCCGCAGCGTGGCGAAGTCCACCGTGGTATCGCCCTGGTCCACGCGGGGGGTGTATTGGAGGTTGACCCCCATCGGGAAGTCCCACGGGCGGCCCTTCACGCTGTCAGGCGCGGAAGGCGGTAGGGGATCGTTGGGGCCGAACCACGGCGCGGCTTCACCAGTCCTGATGTAGCGGATTCCTGCAGCCACGCGCTCGATGATCCCAGGCTTGAAGTCCACGCCTCCATCCGGCGTGTTGGGCGTCCTGCCAAGCAACTCTTCGCCCTCAGGCTTCGGTTTCGCCATGGCCTGCTCCTTAAACAGTGGTGCCGGTCGCGTCAACCCACTGAGTATTGGCGGCGTTCCTCCAGATCGGCTTGCCCAGCGTGGAATCGAAATACTCAAGCCCAGGGGTGATGCCGATGGTGGGACGCTTCGCCGAGGTCACGATGGGGACGGACTTTGGGCGCGTGCAGCCCGCGAGGCCGATCATGTTGGCGGCCACGCTGTCCGGCACCGCAAGGCAGCCATCTGCATTCGGGCGGTAAACCACACCAAGAAAATGGACTTCGGTAGAACCAGGGGGGGGGTAGAGGTAGGTGGTCATCGGTGCTCCCTTCCGGGCAACATACTACCACCCCGTTTCGCCTTTTCTTCCAGGGCCTTTTGTGCTTCCGCCTCCTGCTGCATCCAGAGGAACAGGCCCATCCCGTCACCGTCAGAGCTCAGCTCGGTCAGGGCCCATACCAGGGCATCCATCCGGTCCGGGGACTTTGAGGCGGTCACGGGGTCCCAATCGCACATTTCGTCTTCCAGCTTCACGAAGGTGCCGACATGGTGGACCCGGCCCTGCTCATAGAGGGCGCTGATGGGCTCGGCGCGGACCTGCTTCCCCCTGGTGGCGGTCACCTTGGAGTAGCTGACGTTCAGGCCTTCCGGCTTCCCCTCGATGGTCACGCCCCGAACCATGGCCTCAACTAGATCCCCGCCGTTGTTGGTCTCCGCCACAATTCGGTCTGCCTTGTGCTTCAGGTAGGCATGCACAGAGGCGGTGGCCCAGCCCATAGGCTTGGCGATTAGGCTTAGATCGTCCATGACATAGAAGTGGGGCGGGCTCTGGTGGTCTCGGCCGGCCACCACGATGCCGGTGAGGTCAGAATCCTCGTTGCTGGTCACGGCGGGATCCACGCCCACCACGATGCGGAGCAGGTCTGTGGGGCAATCTTCCAGCTTGATCCTGGTGGAATCTATCTCGGCATGGTTCCAGAGGGCTCCTGGGTTGTCTTCCAGGATTTCGGCATTCAGCTCCTGGCGGCCCAGGCGCGTGCCCTCGTATTTGGTGATGATCTTCCCGATGAAGGTGGGGGCGAGGTTGGCGCGGTTGTCGTAGGTGCTCCCCTTGGTAAGGATGGTGTTGGGGTCGGCGACAATCTCCTTGACCAGCTTCGTAGGGCGCGGTGTCGTCGTGATTACGGCCTGCGGGCGCTTCCCGAGGCGTAGGCCTAGGCTGGCCTGATCCCAGGCTTCTGGATACCGCCACGCCGCCAGCTCATCACCCCAGAGCTTTGCGTGCTGCTTGCCTCGCAGGCGCTCTGGCTCATCTGCCGTGAAAATCAAGGACTTAGAACCGTTGGGCCACTCCAGGCGCCGCTTCGAGGGGACATAGATTGGGCGCTCGGCCTTCGGACAGCAGGCCAGGATGCCGGACTCCCCCTCAATCATGATGTCGCGGGCATCGTCAGCGGTGGCCCCTATCAGGTTGACCCGGTTGAACCCCTGCCGGACCCAGAATCTGACGGTCTCGGCCCCGACCCTGGTTTTCCCCCAGCCCCGGCCTGCCAGCGGCATCCAGATGATCCAATCCCCGTCTGCGGTCCGTGGGTTGATGAGCCCTGGGAGCTTCTGGCTGGGGCGGGCCCACCAATCCCAATCGAAAAGCAGGCTGGAAGATTCCTCATCTGTGAGGTCTGCCAGCCTTGCTTGTCTGACCTCTACCGGCAGCAGGCGGAACTCGTCCGCAAGGGATGATTCAGCCACCGAGGAGCTTCTGGTGAAGCGCGTGCCGTGCCTCCGCGGGCAGGTCATTCCCTAGGCTGTCGGTCTCCGCGATCTTGGTGGGTGCATCGAGGCCAAAGAGGGCGGCCCGGCGCTGCTCGATCCGCAAGAGGGTGTCAGCCACTCGCGGGCTGGCCCGCTGACCCCAGAGTTTGAGCTGCAGGGCGTCCAGCCTCTCGGCCTGCATGGTCCGCATTTCCTCGGCGCTGACCATGCAGGTTTCCTGTAACTCCTTGAGAGCCATACTGATGAACTGGTGCGCCCGCTGGCGGCTCTTGAGGCCCATGGTGTCCGCGACCTGCTGGAGCGATGCCCCTGTCTTGCGGAGGTCCAGGGCCTTGTTCATCTGCTCCAGGTTCTTGATCCGTCCCTTTTTCGTGGTTCCCATGTCAAATCCCCCTTGCGGTCAATCTGAGGGTGCGCTGGATGGCTCTCTCCCCCTCAGCCTTGCAAATTACTATGAGGTCCCCGAGCCTGACCGGGCACACGGCGATAATTGCCTGGAGGCTTGCCCCTTTCGCTCTCATGGCTCTGGCCTCACTGGTCGCCCTGTCGCGGTGGTTCTTCATGCTCACCCCTTCTTCACCAAGGTCATGCCGAAGTTGTTGGTCTTGCCTTCCAGCACCACCTCGGGCTTCAGCTTCAGCCGGTTCCGCTTGAAGGGGTGGTAATTGACATAGTGGTGGTAGCGGTGGAATCTCCATAGGATGCGGGCCACATCGGGGTGGACGTTCACGAGCATCTGGGATTTGGCTACCGTCCCCGTGTCTGCATACTTCTGACCGGGCTGGACGGTCCCCTCGGCGTGGTAGAACTCGGCGGTGTTCCCCCCCTTGAGGGTCTGGGTGGGCAGCTTGAGCTGGAGAAAGACATTGAACTGGACGGTGCACCATCCGGCCTTGAGCATGTCCAGGCTAAGGATCGTGTCCTCGTTGTAGCGGCCCCGCCAGCGGAAGGGGACATCATTCCGGATCAGGTTGCATGAATAGATGCGGGTGTTGCACACGAATGGGGGGACTTTGAGGCGGTTCGGGGCGAACATCGTGTAGTTCGGCCCTGCCATGGCGATGTTTTCATAGCGAAGGCAGAAGTCCTCCATCACCTTCCAGAAGGCCGGGGCGGTCACGCGGATCCGGATGTTGTTGTTCAGGCGGTTAAACTCCCGGATGTTGTCGTCCATGACCCAATGCCATGCGAAGCCGTTGCCCAAGGCGTGATCCCATGCGAAGTTTCGGGCTGGGCCGGGGCCGGTGGACTTCAAGAGCCCGAGGTCATCGCACAGCTCGTAGCTCTCCTTGTAGCTCATGGGTAGGGGGAGGATGGTGGCCTTCAGGCCCATGACGCGGACCGCCTCCTCGTAGTCCTCTACCTGCTGGGGCTCCACGATGACGTAGTGGTGGACACCCATACGGGTGAGCGCCTTGCTGGTCATCATGACCTTATGCCTTCCCTTGCTGGGAATATACAAGGGGAATTGGGGATAACCGGAATCTACTCTCGTATCCATATCGCAGGCCTATTGTTCCAAATGGTGGTTTTCTGCTTCTGATAGCCCAGGTGTCTCAGCATCTTTCCGAAGTTCAGGCTGGTGTCTTTGGCGGTGAAGTCCCTCCCGTGGTAGCTGTAGCGGTGAAAGTGTCCGATGGCATGCCCGTTGTAGCCGTTTGCCACCACCAGCATCCGTGGGCGGCAGCTCGTCATGACCTCCCAGACATGCTCCAGGCTGTTCTGGAAGTGCTCAAAATACTCAGAGGCGAAGACCAGATCCACCCTCTTGACGTCTAGCACCTGCTCCCGCACCTCGAAGCCCCTATCCTCGGCCAGATCGGAGCAGAAGTCATATTGGAATGACTCCTTGAGGTTGGTTCCAATCACCCGGGCCTCAGGGAAAAGTTCCAGAAGTGCGGCCGTGGTGAACCCTAATCCGCAGCCCAGGTCCAGGATGGTCGTGGCAGGGCCTAACCGGTCCATTACGGACTTCGAGCCCATGGTGGAGGCCTTCGCTATTGCTTTCACGCTGGAGCAGGAATAGAGCGACCAGCAGGCCCAGATGTCGCAAATGTAATAGGAATCGGAATAGACCGAATAATCGGGCTGGCCGGCCAGGACCGAGGCATACCAGCGCCGCTCAAGCTCGGCCACCTTGTTCCACGGCTGGGGGTCTTCCCCCTTGGCCACGGCCTGGATCTGATCCTTGACCGTCCTCACGGCCAGCTCTGGATCGATGCTCAGGTAGCCAGAGACCTCCTTAAGCAGCCATTCAAAATGATCGAGCTTAGTGGCCTTCAGAAAGCTGTCGGGCTTATTCATGCGGGCCGCCTTCCGCTCCCTCCCGCGCATATTCCAGATCCTTCAGCTTGTTCCGCTCGTGGGCAGGGAACCAGATGGTTTTCGTGGCGTCCGTGACCTCCTGGCCCACCAGCCGGAAGAAAGCAGCTGCGTCCTCGGCGTTCTCGAAGTGGACAATCAGCTTCCGGAATGATCGCTCATCCTCCTGGTTGAACTCAGGCATGTCCTGCCAGTGCTCGGCAGGGTCGGTCTCGGTCGGGTCCAGGGAATCCAGTAGGGCCAGGAGCCCCGCGTCCTCGGTCTCCACCTGGGAGAGCAGGTCTTTCAGGATGGTGTCATCGTGGTTCGCCATTTCGGTGATCGGGTCCAGGACCGCCAGGGCCAGCCGCTCCTCGGCTTCCGTCAGCTCCACGATGGTGGCCGGGATGGTCTTCAGGCCCTGCCGCATCGCCTCTTCCACCCGGGCGTGCCCGTCCAGGATGTGGCCGGTGGTCTTGTTAATCAGGATGGTTTTCAACCAGCCCAGCTCCTTCATGCTCCCGCGCAGGGCATCCATCTGCTTGCCTGGGTGCCTGCGGAAGTTGAGGGGGTTCGCCAGCAGATCCTTGACCTCCACATCCCCGTGGCCGGTGATCCTGCTTTTGATGAGTCCCGCTGCCTGCTCTCTTTTGGCCATTTGGTGCCCCTTTCGGGGCCAGAATACATCAAAACGGCCCCCGAAGGGGCCGAGCAGTTCACTTTTTGGCCAGAACTCGGCTCCGGACTATTCCGTGAGGGCGGAGGCCAAGAGGTCGCGGAAGTCCCACTCGTCCCCAAGCTCCTTGGCGAGCTCCATGACCCTGTGGATGGACCTGATATCTGCCAGCCGCTTCTCGGAGCGGTATGCCCGCCTTTGGGCATAACGCAGCACGGCCACATCCTGCTTCAGTGAATCGCGCTCCAGGGTCATGGCGGTCAGATTCTCGGCGGTGTCGCGGCCAATCTCCTCCATCTGCCGGAAGGTGTTGTGCTGCTGGACGGGGATCAGCCCGAACTCACAGACCTGGATTCTCGAAGGCCCGTGTGGAGTGTGTTCCAGAACCCTCCCGGCCACGCACAGGATCAGGTCTGGATCGGTGAGGGCAGAATCCTCGATGGTGATGCTGCCTAGAACTTGGTCGCGCTCGTAAGCATTGAGGACGGGCACAGTTACATATGCCATGGGTGGCTCCTTTTCGTGGGGGATGGTGGGTGGCTACTGCTTGGTGAAGATGGCGCTGAGCTGGCTGTCTCGGGCGGTCACGTTGCCGGTGGGGTTGCTGGTGAGCATGACGAAGCGCCCGCTGGCGTCGAAGTAGGCGAGGCCATAGGTGACGGTCCCCTGCTGGACTCCGGCAGGATACCAGTCGAATCCGATGCTCAGGCAGTTCAGGGATTCATTCCCGGAGCTATTCCACCCAAGGGTGCCCTGGTAATATCCCAGCGTGTTGGTTCCGGCAGCTGCATCGGTGGCGTTCGAATAGGCCTGGATGGTCAGCATAGTGCCCTGAATGGAGAGGGATGACGGAAGGGTAACTACCAAGACCTGATTGATATTGCAGGCCGTGCTGGTCCATTTCCCGGCCTTGGCCGGCCAGTCGATTGGAGTAGATTCGATAGAGGTGAGGGTCAAGTCGAAGGTGAGAGTCCCGTTGATGGTGCCGGACATTTCGGAGCCTACCAGGGTGCCCACAAGGGAGGTCACAGGGCTGATGGTCCCGTTCACATCCGTCAGAATGGGAGTGAGCCCGAGCTGCAGGGTGCCCGTGTTGTCGGCATTGATATTCGCCCTGACTAGATTCCAGCCGGGCAGCGCCAGGAGGCTCTGGCCGAACTGGTCCACGATCATAGTCTGCGGGACGTCGCTGATGGGCGTTGCCACATAGGCGACCTCGGCAGCTCCAGTTGTTCGCGGCTTGGCCGTGTAGATCCCAGCGGGGATCGGGGCCACGGTCTTGACGGGCGGAGGCGTCGGAGGCGTCGGAGTAGTGTGGTGAGAACCACCACTGCAGGCGAAGATGAGGCCTGCAAAGAGGGTTAGGAGAAGGGTTCGCATGTCGGCTCCTTTCATGGGCTCGGTGCTGACTTAATTTTACAATATGGACCTATACAGTTGATAGCGTATTTCCTTACGGCTTTGCTATCACCCCTTTAACCACCCCCGGCAGAACCACAAAGTCGATCCCGCGCTGCTCTATGAGCCTCGGGTGGAGGTAGGCCACCACGTTCCTGACCTGATCTGGGCTCCAGCTCTCGGGGGCCTGGATCAGCAGAACCTCGCCCGGCTTCATTTCGGTGCGGTCTATTTTGCAGATCAGAACGGTGGCGGGATTCTGCTCCTCTAGCAGCTTTCGGAGGTGGTCCCGCTCACAAAGCACGCAGGTTGGATCGCACTTTCCGGAGCCATCCCTGAGCTTATTGTGGGCATAACCCCAATGAGCATCGAGAATGGCCTTGGATCCAATCTCCAGGCCTTCAATCTTGCGTTCAAGTGCGGCCGCCTCCTCGGAATAGCCCGCGAGGGCTTTCCCGAAGTCTCCGCATTCGTGGTCGCGCTGTAGCTTTTCGCTTAACTTCATAGGCTCCTTTCAGTCCAGGCAATCCTGGTCAAGATCAGTTGAAGGATCGGAGTAATTCGAGGATGGTTTCCCCGTCATGCTGGCAACACGGGATCTTCCCGTTGTAGTCGCCCTTGATGACTTGGTAGGCGTCATGCTTGAGCCAGGAAAGCAGGTCCATCGCTTCGTCCAGGACGGGGATCGTTTTCTCGATGGCTTCGCGTTGCTTCGCTAGCATCGCGTCCTGGTCGCGGATCACAGACTCAGCGAATTGGAGTTTGATGATGAGATTGTTTTCGGGTTCGCTCATTGCGGTTCCTTCTGGATGTTCAGTTCGCAGTAGGCACACCAGAGATCGGGCGCAAGGCGTGGTGGCTTCTTCCCGCCGACAATCCAACATTGGTAGAGCTTGCGATGGCACTTCGGGCAAGTGTCATCGACCCGATATGGCAGCGTTTTTCGGCTCACAATGCCTCCTGCATCTGGACATTCGTTAGCGGAACGGGTTGAAGTTGTTGGCTGCTTTCAAGATCAAGGCACAGAACCCCGCCGTGAGCAGGACGCCCCCGAAGAATGAGAGCGATACAACCGCCAGGACTTCCATCGTTGTGAAGGTGTGCATAGGACTCCTGGACAGTTACAGCTTCTTGGTGAGTAGGTCGTAGACCGGCGCGTAAGCCTTCCTCAAATTGCTGAGGGCTTCGTCAAAGGTCGCGCCGAAGTAGGTGCCTCCAGTGGTCGCCAACCGGAGACAGTGGAGGACGGTGCCGTTCTTGTAGACCTCGGTTTGATGCTCCACCTTGCAGGGCAGTTCGACCGTGATCTCTTGGACTGGGCTTCGATGGTGCAGATCATCTATGCGGGGCCTGGGCTTCTCCCTGGTCGCATAGCAGAGGGCAACACCAAGGTTTCCAATCTCGCAGACACAGGGATGCGAGTGGCACACGCCGCAAGATTCATAGTGGTTCATGGTGCCTCCAGATGGACAAAAGCATTCAGTTCCAAAGGGAATCGTAGACTTCGAGGAATGCGGGGTGCCCCTTCTCCCACCGCTCGATCAAGGGCGCGGACCATTCTTCGTAGCTCTGGTTCTCCGCGTCCCAATTCGCATCGGTCAGCAGAGCGTTCTTCGCTTCCCAGGCATCCACGGCGAGGTCCAGCTTGGCTTCATATTCCTCGGGGGTCATCCCATCCATGTAGCCGTGATGGTGAGCCTTGAAATGTTTGAGCAATCCCAGGGTCACGCCAGCGTGGTAGCTCATCAGGTCGAAAATGTCACCGTTCGCCCAGCCACGCTTAGCCCTCTGGACCGCATCCCGAAGGTCATACCAGAGGGCCTGGAGGTCGAAGAAGTGACACCACCAGCGCCCACAGAACACGCGGTAGGGGTTCGGGAAGTATCGCCATTGAACAGGGCTCATGTGGACCTCTGGAGGATCTTGGACATTCACGGAAACGGGTATCGTTCCAGCGTGTCGTTGATGATTTTGGAAAGTTGGGGGTCTTCGCCAGCTAGGGCATAGACCTCGCGCAGCCCACCCTGGAGCCCGAGAATCGTTTCGAGATGGCGGGTGGAGTCGTCTTCTTCGACCGTTAGGCAGCCCAGGACTTGCGTGAGCACTTCCTTCGCCTCTGAGGCTGTCAGGAGGTTGGTGCCGGTGCGATGCGGGTGGTGAGGGTTGCAGGCGCAAGGGTCAGCCTTCACACTCTGCGGGAGAGGGCAGGTCAGGAACTTCTGGACTAGCCGGTCAATCAGGGTTTCGCTCATGGCTTCTCCGAGTCAATGGCATCAAGAAGGTTTTTCAGCGCGGCATC